GCTCTGGGCGTGGCTTAACGCGTGTATGTCGTGTATGTAAACGTGAGCATCAGAAGAAACGCCGAAATACGCCTGAACGCAAACAATACAGTGCCGAATCAATCTTCTTCTTGTCCATATTGAATGTTGCGACAATCTGTATGTTAAGAATATCAGATAGAATACCATCAGTTATATTAAGAATGTTTGATACGCCGGTTGAACCATTTTCATTTCTGTCCGTAATAACTCGTTCCGCATCCTCAATAAATAGAACAGAGTTTGCGTTATCAATTAGGAATGGAGTCATCTGCGGTGATGTAATGAACTCCGCAAGGAAAGGTGGAATAAAAAGGACACGCTTATTTTTAACTTTACTTGCAATATATTTGAGGTAGTGAGTTTTACCTGTTCCGGGCTCACCATGTAACAATACAAGCCCCTTACTCTTTTGCTTATTCAGGTTATCAATAATCTTTTTATGAATCGGAACAAAGTCTTTACCATAGTTTAGTTCAATATCAATTGTCTGCTTTGGTAGGTCAAACATTTCTGTATCATATCCACCGTGACTTTGAACAACCAGATAAACATTGTTGGGTGGAACTTGTGGTTTCCTATAGCTTGAAACCAATTCTTTCTTTATCTGCTCATATGTTTCAGATGTACCATTTCCCACAAAACCAATATAAACCGTAGCCTTCCTACTGATTTTGCGTTTTTCGCTAGAGAAGAAATTAGGAGTCTGTGGCATATTTGAAACTGACATCACAAAAATTCCATCACCATCTTGAATCTCATATACATTTCTTCCGTTTAGCATTTTATCATCCTCATCATAATACTCATGTGTATATATCTTTTTGAAGCCGAACTTTTGTATAATTCGTTCGGCATCTTCTGGATAATGACAGATTGATTGAGAATTGCCACCACTGGATTTAAAATAAAAAGTTATACCCCTTCCGGTTTTATCCTGAATGTAAGTTCCTATCGGAAACTCATCATTATCCGCTGCTCTATACCATCCTGTTTTAGATTTTTCCATAATGGATGGATGCATCGCATAATCTTCTTCAAGCATATTAACTCTATTGTTATTCATAAATTCTTTAATAGAAATTCTCTTACTCATTTTGCCCACTTTCCTCTTTGAACTAATTGTGCTATTATTCCATAAACTGAAAGGTCTTCGTAGGTATCTTGTATTGATTCTCCCACCTCATCAGGTTGACCGAATACAACTAATTGTTTTAGTCTTTGAACCTTATCATTAATTCTAAACCAAAGACCTGTCAGAGATAGTTTTACATCTTCTTTGCTTTGAAGTGCCGTACCTACCGATATATTGCCAGGCCCATAGTTTCTCTGCTTCTTACAAAATGTCTCATACATTTCGGATTGAATCTTTTTAAATTCCGCCATCATTTCGGGATAAACCCTCTCACAATGTTCTATTGCTGTTTCATCTTTTATTTCTACCATAACTTATAATTTTTTGAAATATAAACAAAGTTTTACTTATTTCCAATAATCGTGCTCTTTATCAAAGAACTCCGTATTGTTTCTATTTAGATATGACTTAATCATCATTTTTAGCATATACCACTTTGACTTTTTTTTGAATCTTCTGGGATATGTCCATACTTTATTAGTTTCATATACTTTAAAGTTTTTCGGCTTCACTTGCTTTGACAACCAATAGTCTTCTGCAAACTTTTGAGTAGGAACAAAACCACCGGTCTTCCAATACTCATCTGTTTTCCATAGTTGAAAACTACCAACTGCAAATGGAGTACCTAACCAAACTGATATTTTCTGAGCTATGTTGAAAAAATCATAGTACAGATTGTAGTCTTTATGTGTTACTATATTTGCTGTGAGTAAATGAGTATTCGGTGTAAGAACTTTGTCATCAAATATATTCTGAAGAAGGTCTCTATCTAACAATCTTAAATCCGCATCTAAAAATAGAACATATGGTGTCGTTACAAGCCGACTGCCAGCTAACCTTGCTTCGGCAGGAAACCCACCATTTACTATATCTATCTTTACTTTGTTTGCGAATCGTTTTGTAAAGTTTTTTAAGATGTATTGTGAAAAACTATTTTCAGAACTATCTGCTACAACAATATGTGTCCCTTCTATACCTTTTTGCTCACTTATGAGTTCTATAAGGTCTAATATATTCCATCTCTCATCTTTGGATGGTATTACTATTGTAAGTTGTTCTGATAATTTCACCATCCTTCATAAAATTTAGTTTGGTTTCACATATACTAGCAATATAAATATACTGTTACAGTATTATTCGTCTTCCGTATTGGAAAAACTTTTAACCCAAGATGCGAAGTGTATCCAAAAATGATATACCGCAACTGATTCTAAAAATGTCAAATCAACTACCCATGTCATAAGTATGGTCGCATAAGATATGGCTAGACCTATAATAGTTGAAACCAATACTGCTGTTATGAACTCTTCAAATTTTCTCATATATAGTTAGTTTAGATACCGAATATACAACAATTTTTATGTAATTCAAAATTTTATAATATATAGATATAAAAAATATATGAGACTTATTACATTCTTTTTGTTATTAATTAGTTTGTCAGCCCACTCACAAGAAAAGTGGCGTGCTCTAAGTTTGACTAACATAAATGGAACAAATTTTACTGGCACACAATTTACAACAATTTCTTCTAATTTACATTGGGATTTTAATAAAAGATATTTCCTAACGAATTGGACCGGTTTTCAAATTCAGTATGGTAATCAAAGAGCAGCTTGGTTTACTACACAAACAACGGTAAATCGCTATGTTGGAAATTGGATGCTTGGAGTGGGAACTCAATACGGCTTAGCTTCAGATCCAGGTGTGTTTTATATTAAGAATCGTAACTCGTTTGCAATAACATCTGTCACTTATCGTTGGAAGCTTGGTAAAAAATGATTGAGTTAGTTGACAACTTACATCATCTTGTAATAAATGGATACATACTATACTCACTAATAATATTGGGTATATATATTTACATTGCTCTCCGAGTTGATGATGAGTTTGTTCAACCTAAAAAAGTTTGGTATCACTATAATAGGAATCCGAAGGTAGCTATAATCTTACCAGCGTACAATGAAGAGGTTTGTATAGTTGAATCGGTAAGGTCTGCTATATTGCAAGATTACGAAAACAAACAGATAGTGATAGTTAGTGATGGTTCAACTGATAAGACAGTAGAGTTAGTTATAAATGCATTTGGCCTCTCTTCGCATCACACTGCCTCAAAAAGATTGTCCGAACTTGCGGCATCTTCCGACTTACATACTGCACAGATTCGTAATATCTATACAAACCGAAACATAGTTCTAATTGATAGCGATAATGGTGGTAAATCATCTGCTCTAAACCTCGGTATCCTATTCTCCGATGCGGAATGGATATTGAATGTTGATGCCGATACAGTTATAGTGAACCATGCTATAAGTACTACTCTGCAATATCTTCGTGAGGATTCTGATGCATGCTCCTGTTTTGTTGGTGTTCTAAATGGTAACGAAGTCCGAAATGGTGAAGTGATACGGCACGAAGTTCCGAAACACTTTCTCGCACGCCTTCAATGGTTAGAATACATTCGTAGCTTTATACTGTGGAGAGTTGCTCACGATAAACGAAACGCAACTGTTGTTATGCCAGGTGCATATACTTTTATGAAGAGGTCAGTTGCGTTGGAAGCAGGTGGATATAAGCATGGGTATCTATCGGAAGATATGGAGATAACTCTTTCTATTGTTGAACAGGGTAAACGAATACAATTTATACCGGAGTTTTTGGCTTGGACGGAGGTACCTGAAAATTATAGTTCCCTATCAAAACAAAGAATGAGATGGTATCGCGGTGCGTTAGAATGTTTGGTTAAATATCGTGGATTGTTATTCAATTGGTGGAGTGATGGGAAACATTCATATAATGCCTATCTTTCTTTTTTTGTTCTACCATTCCTTTGGATTGCGGAAGTGATTGGTATATGGGTTGAGTTGTTTGGATTGATTGCGGGGTTATCTTTGATTTTAGTTGGTCATCCTGCATGGGATATGTTATTGTTCTCCTATGTAGTAATCTGTCTAATATACTATTTTTCCGTTTGGTTATTGCTTCTGTTCTTCAAAGATAGGTTGAAAGAGGGAGAACGATACCTAAAACTTTGGAGGGTGATTCCGACTCTATTATATGAAAGCGTTTGTCACCATTACATAAATCTGTATTGGATGATACGGTCACATTCCGAATACTATCTTCGGATTAAGAAAGGATGGAATAAGTTTGAAAGAAAAGGAATTAACGGATAGAATTAATATCCTCTTCAAATTTTTCCTTATCTTTTTTAGGAAGTTTCTTCTTTATAGCCTCATTCTGAATTGAATCCATTAATTTAGTGTGAATTTCAAACACACTATCTTTTTGTTTAAGTTGTCTTTGCTCTTTAAGTATAAGTGAATCAAAATACATATCTTTTTTTACCAATTCAAGTTCTGATGTTCTTTGGTAAAAATCAAACATATATGCGACAAACATCAGCAGTATAACCATACCACCAACTAGCATCACTATCTCACGCAATTTCATTCCGAACTCCCTTCCTCAAATTTTTTGATTCTCTCCTCTAACTCTTTAACTTTGGCTTCGGCATCTCTCAATTGCTGAGCACCATCAGATTCTCCGGTTATCTTTTTGATTGAACCGGCAATGGCACCGAACATTGCGGAAACGAATGCAATAAGAAGTTCTCTATTGCTATGGGGCATTTCGTTACTCATAAGCATAAAGAATATGGATAGTGCTATTCCTAGCACTAAACATGCTCCTAAAAAGTTTATTATTTTATCCGTATTGTCCCTTTCTTCCATTTATGTCGTTAGTAGTTTATGATATTCTTCAAAATGTTTCTTACGGTCTTCTAATCCTATAGTTCCTCCATTTACGCATTTAGTTACTGCGGTTACGGCTTCAACGGTTGGTGCAGTGCATTTTGCTAAACAATTCTTTGAGAAGAACCATGCTGCTGATAAGAGTGGATATGCAGTTGATACCTTATCAGGATTTGCAATTATATCTTCATTTATAGACTTACCAAATTCGGTATAGTTGTGCTTCCCGGTCAACTGGATATATCCACGGCCACGGAATTTCCATCCCTCACCACTCGCTTCATCTCCGTTATTCATACGATTTGCATACACTCGATTTGCAATCTTTTCAGGCTTCCTTTCATATTGCTTCGCAAGTTCTTCGGTAGGGAAATACTTTTTGAAAGTCCCCATAAGACCTTTTGCTGAGTAGTTAAGGTTTTCGTTTACCACTTTGAACCCACCACTTTCATGTCCGCATTGAGCAAGAAAATGTGCAAGTTTTAGTGGAGTATCAATTTTGAATTTTTCTGCAACGGCAGGAATCTGTGCGATAACTGCGTCAGGTATGTGTCCTTTTAGCTTTTGTAGATTCATAGTTTTTATGTTTAAGTGTTATGTTATTTTTTATTTACAAAGTATTTCCAATGAAAGTAGGCCGCCCAAGCGAATACCATTGCTAATCCTGTGTTTAGTATTACCTCTGACACAGTATGTGGAGCTGAGAAATTTAATACATTTAGTAATGACCCCGCTGCTAATGTGGAAAGTGCAAATCTTAAAAAGTATTGCTCCCATAATGGCATTTGTTCAATCATCTTTGCCTTTCTTCCGAATACACCAATTATGAAAAAAGTAATCGCTATTGTAATTACTAAATTTGCTATTAGATTTAATATGACCATTAGTCTACAGTTTTGAATAATTTTTTACCGGCTGCTTCTACCAATCGTAACCCTAAAAATCCAATAAGAAATGCGATTGAAAATACATAATCAGTTCCTTGTAATCTCAACATATCTACTACCATTGGTGTTAGATAATTAGCGGAAGCTGTTCCTGCTATTATAGCAGTAAAAGTTGTGCGAAGGTCAAAAGCGGATGATTTACCCACCATAAGAAGGCTACCAAAAAAACCAGCCACGGAGAGGCCAACATTAATGCCGAAGCCGGATAGGAAGTCTTTCATTATTCTTCAGAATCTCCTTTTGATTTGTTAATATACTTATCTACCGATGCTATACCAAAACAAGCAATTGTCATCCATTTGAATGCATCAAAGATGAACTCATTAACGACTAATTCTTTATTTAGTGTACCGGTAACTATATCAGCTACCGCAAATATGGTCATAATTACGAAAGATGCGAATCCGATTACGGCTTTTTCATTTATGTGATTGGAATCATCAAATAGGTCTTTAAAAAATTGTTTCATAGTTTTATTGGTTTTAGGTTTACATAACCAATTATACTATGTAACTTTTGTCTATAAATATAACTACTTAACTAAATCCGTCAGTTTTGGCTTCTTAATTTGTATTTTCCAATAAATTCCTGCACCTAAAAATGGTTGAACTCCGTTTAATCCGTTATCTGCTGCTCCTAAACTGATTGAATATACTTTATCTCTTTTTGTTTTGTATAGAACAGAGCCAGCAACAGATGAAAGAAACTGAACATTATTCACATTTGCCGTTGCACCAATAAAAACTTGTGCCTTTGGTGTTGGTGGAACTATTATTGTATGGTAAACTGTCGGTATAGTGTAATTCCAAATCACTCCACGCTCTATTATTTGATTCCTACTTATGATATCGGTTACAACACCTTCACCAAAACTTCTTTTGACACCTGTAGTATCGGTGTAAGTCAATTTTAGAGTATCAATCGTTTTATATTTTGCATAATAGTCGGCAAGTATTGCGGATGTATCTACCTTTGATGGAATAACTAATGTGTCAATATCGGTTTTTGTTTCAACCTTTGTACGCCACTTTGGAACATAAACGGGAACTTCCTCTCTAACTTTTTGGTAGACGGTGTCTATTATATGAATTGGTTCTATCGGATCCGGTGGTTTGCATGAACGGATTTGTGTGAATACAACAATTCCGACTAATACTAATATGAATATGGATTTAATATCTTTCAGCAATTTCATAATATATTTTTAAGTAGTTTTTTCAATCTCATCTCATTAAGTTTAGAGCCATTACTCTTCATATTTTTAACCAATTCAACATGACTCTCACCGGCGATTACAATAGGTATTTTTCCCTGAGCTGACAATTTTTTTGACTTCTTTATAATGTTCTCATCTCTTGTTTGATTAAATGCAACCTGAACATCGTTTACTCCGGTTGGTTTGTCATTGTTATCTTCTGGAAAAGAAAGTCTATATAATGTATCTTTATCTTTATCGGTCGGTTCATCCCAATTTTCTATTGGTGGAAATCCTGCTTCTTTAGCTGCATTTTGTAGGAATTGTTTACCCTCATCATCTAAATAATCATTAGGCGACATTGTATCTGTTCCTTCACCCTGACCTATCATACTTGCCCAGTTACCGGCTTTGACTTTACTATGAGAAAGACCGGTTTTTTTAATTTGAGATTTATAAAGTTCTGATTGGTCATTATGGACATCTAATTCATCACCATCCCAAGTATCAATTCCCGCACCTATCTCTTCAAATTTAGGTGCAGCATATTCCATTTCATCGTGAAAGACTAGTTCACCATCATCATTTGTTGCTCCGCCTTCACCGACAAATACAATATCTTTCCATTTTTCTTTAGGAATCGTAGATTTAACATGATCAATTATATCATCAACCATTTTTGTATTTCTATGAACAGTTCCAAATACCTGCCCACCACCATCAAGCTCTGTTGTTTGTATTTCTTTTCCGGATTTTTTACCTTTAATCGCTTTAGTCTCTACTTTTTTTTTTCAGGTGAGACAATTGGTTGGGGGCCGCCCGCTGCGCCTGTATCAGCTGCTTTTGGTTTGATTCCTATCTCTTCTGCGAATTTATTAGACCTCTTAACAAGTGGTTCAATCGGTTCATCTATAACTCTAACATTCATAGGTATGGGTTTGTTAGGGTTTTTTGCATTATGTGCAACAACCGCTGCCCAACGATGATGTCCATCTAATACATATCCATCATTTGATACATATATCGGTGCCGTTATTGCACCATATGCGGGATGGTCAGGTCCTGCATCAATTACTTCAGACATACCTGCAACTTTAACACCTACAAGTTCCGACTGAGTTGACTTTAATCTATCCGGTGGCACTGCAGTAGGTTCGGATACTTTAACTCCATCTTTTTGCAACATTTCTTTGAAAAATTCTTCGGTATCTACTTCACCGGTTTTTGGGTCTTTTGGAAGTTTTTCCGCAGGTGAGCCGGGCTCAGGCGTTCCTTTGAATTGTGGCATCTCTGCTCTTGGTATTCCCTTATTGTCGGTACAATATAAATTGGTACCTGGAATAGATACTTGACAAAGGTTAAAATTAGGAGCTTTTTCTCCTTTTGCTTTTGATTCCTTACCCATTTTAGCTAAGTCATCTATTTTGGTAGCAACCTTCTGTAATTCAATTGGTTCAACTGAACTTAATGGTCTTCTGGAGAAATCTCCACCCGGCATAAGGTCTTTTAATTTTGTTGTTTCAGCTGACCTTTTAGATTTTTTCTTCTTGCCCTCTTTATCGGAAGGAAATACACTACCACCACCTGAAAATACACTAGAGCCTTTAGTTGGTTCTTTTTTTGCGTCTTTCTTTTTTCCTTTATCCTCTTCCTCATCACCCACTGGAACAAATCTACCACCCTTTTCTTTCTTAAAGACGGGTGCTTTAGGATCTTCTTCCTTTCCTTTCTTTTTGAAACGACCATATCCTATGTGTACATAGCCTGTTTCTTCGTTTTCTTTAATGAGGTCTCTAAGTCTTATCATATGTAATAAATATTCTTAAAAAAAGAAAACCGAATTAAATTCGGCTTCTTATCTTCCTTGTCCTTTATAAGGTTTAGGTTTTTCTTCTTTAGGGCCGTAGCTCTTTTTTGAAACGCCTTTTCTGCGTTTACCAAAAGAGGTTTTACCTACATTTGTTCCGGCTTTCTTATTAACCTTAGCCATCGTTACTTGACAA